CGAAGTGAACGAACTCGCCGACGCCGCCGGGGAGGACTTGGACGAACTCTTAGCGGAGATTCGGATGGACAACTCCCGCCCCGCCGCGTATGAGTACGACCCCGAGCATAACGTCTACTTCGAGGACTGTGTGGAGGGGATGCGCGAGCGGTTGGACGACGATAGCGTGGATATGGTGTTCACGAGTCCGCCGTATAACGTCGAGAAAACACGGTCGGGAACTCGGGAAAGTGAGACGGTGGATTATGAGGACGACCGTTCTCCCGAGGAGTTCCGTCAGTTCTTGGGTGAGGTGTTTACCGAAGCGTCCCGTGTGCTGAAACCAGACGGGCACCTATTTATCAATCTAGACCACAACACACAGGACGGAACACTCAATCCGTCGTCGTGGATAGCCGATTACGTCCCCCTCCCGATGCGGTCATATATCGCATGGAAAAAAGACCAGTATCACCGACCACACCTCCCGAGCGGCGGGCAGTTCCAAACCGACTGGGAACCGATTTACCACTTTTCGGAAAACCCATCACCACTCCTTGACCAGAAAGCCCCGAGCATTTGGAAAGCAAAAACAGCAAAGGATGAAAAACACGCAGGGCACGACTATGAAAAACATCCTGCCCCATTTACTGTTGACCTTGTTGAGACTGCCATTCAACACACCACTTCCGAGGGCGACACCATACTCGACCCGTTCATGGGTTCGGGCACCACCGCCGTCGCCGCCATCCAGAACGACCGGGACTACGTCGGGTTCGAGTTAGACGAGGAGGGCGCATACAAACCCATCATCGAACGCCGTATCAGCGAAGCGAAGCGTGCCAAAGACGCGAGCGTCAACACGGACGCCGACGCCACCGAACAGTCTAATACGTAGTTGACAAAGGGTGACATAGAGCTATGCACGCGAATTACCGAGAGATCAACCCGCCGGACGACCGCGACCCGGAGGACTACACGCCAGCGGAACGCCGCGCACAAATCTTCGACCTCATCGAGCGGGCGGGCCACTACCGCAACCTCCAGCAGTCCTATCGGGAACTCGGGCGTCGGTTCGGCGTCAGTCACGAGACGATCCGCAAGGACATCAACCGGGTGTTAGAATGGAAGCGGGAGAACCTGTCGCCCCACGCCGAGGCGGAACTTGAGACGCTGAAAACGCGGGCGGTACAGGACCTCCTCGACCGTGGCGAAGTCGTCGACGCCTACAAGATCATGTCCGAACACTATGGGAACCTACAAGAAATGGGCGAGCGAGAGAAACAGGCCGACAAACACGAACTGTCGGGCGACGCCGCGAATCCGCTCAACGTGGTCGTCGCTCGGGATACGCGAACCGACGATGGCGACGAGTAGCGAGACGCTCGTCGGCGCACCGGACTACTGGGACGCCCAAGAACGCACCTTCGACGCACTCGGGTCGGGGGCGTTTGACCTCGTGGTCTTTCGGGTTGGCTATGCCGGCGGCAAGACACTCCTCGGGAGCGACTGGATACACATGGTGGCGACCCAACATCCCGGATCAGATAATCTCGTCATGGCCCCGGACTATCAGAAGGGTGGCCCGGCGACGTATAAGACGTTTCTTGACCGCTTACCCGGCGAGAATACAGTCCCGGCGGCAGGCGGCGACCCCGAGAACTCACCGATCATCGAGGAATACAATCGCAACGAACGGCGGTTGACCTACAAGAACGGATCAATCGCCCGTCTCGGGAGTGCCGACAAGTGGAACCGCTACGCCGGGTCGGAGTTCAACGCCATCTGGTGTGACGAACCCGCCCACTACGACAACACGGATTTGTACGACCTTACGGAAATGCTCACGTCTCGCCAACGAACGCGGCAGGGGCCGAACGTCATGCTATGGACTTCGACGGGCGCGGGATTCGATGACTACTACGACATTACCGAGCGGCAGGTCGACACCGAGGACGATCCGTTGCCGTGGGCCGACCGCATGAAGGTCATCGTCGGGGACAGTCGCAACAATCCGTTTCTTCCCGAGGACGCCCACGAAAAGTTACGCCGGCAGTTCGAGGGCACCGACCGCGAAGCGCAAGCGCTCGCGGGTGGCTTCGCCGCCCCGACCGGCCGTGTCTATTCGGACTTTTCGAGAGAGCGCCACGTCGTCGGGCCGGACGCCCCGAACCCTGTGCCGGACCTTCGGGATGGGTGGCGGTGCTACGGCTACGACCACGGCTGGAGTGACCCGCGCGTCGTCCTCGAAGTCGCCCAAACCGAGTATGGGCAACTCGTGGTACTGGATGAGTTCTACCGGGAGGGCGTCGAATATCAGAAGGCCGTCGCGTGGCTCACCGAGAACGACAAACCCGCCGGGACGGTCCACGCCGAACACGAACCCGAACACCAAGAGGCGTTCAAGCGGGCGGGCTACCGTGTCGAACCGGCGATTAAGGATTTGGACGAAGGCATCCCGGCGGTTCGGGACCGCTTCGACTGGCGTGACGATCCCGAATCCCGTCCCGGCTTGTTGATCCACGAGCGGTGTGTGAATACGATTCGGGAGTTACAGGACTACAAAGAGGACGAAGTGGGGGGCGCCGGAGCGACCGACCACGCCGCTGACTCGCTTCGATATGTCGTGATGGGCGTCGACGAACCGGGGCCGCAGGCCGGGGGCGTGGTGATGGAGTGGTGACGGACGCCAACGACTTAGCCGAACGGTGGTTCGGAAGTGCGTGGACTATCGACCGTCGAGAGTTTTCAGACGGCGATACCCGGACTGTCATTACTCATTCTGTCGGTGTCTCGTCGACGTGTTACATTCAGGTCAAAGTGTGGGTAGAACGCGAATCGGTGTGGATCGAATACCACGAGGGCGACACGCGAAGATTTCGAACCACGATGCCGTTGCACGAGTTCGACCCTGCCGTTGATCCATCGTCGTATGTGTGGGGCGATAAGCCATAGCATTATAGGCCGGGCGTGAGATACGCACACTACCGGCCGGGACGACACCGCCGTACCCGTCGGGCGTTGGTAGCGTCCAGAAGTCTGGACGAGCGGCCACGCAAGCTACAGTTGCCCGGTCGGCATACGCCCACCGTCGCTTTTCTCGGCGGTGGGCTATTCGACGCCCCGAATCCTTTACCACCGCCGCCGTTCACATATCGGGCATGAATGTCCGCGATTTGCTTGGGCGGGGGAGTGACCGGCCGCCCGCCCCCGAAGTCGCCAGCGCCGAGGACGTGGAACGCTACAATCTCGAATACCTCCAACACAACCCGGTCGAAGCCGACACCGGAACCGGGCACGACGATCCGACGATGGACTTGCCCTTTGCGAAACAACTCGACGACGATACGGTCAATCGGACCCAATACCCGTGGCTGTATGAACCCGAACGGGGTGTCCGGTGGGACTTCGATCCCGTGCAACTCCGCAATCTCGGACAGACGAACACATGGGTCGGGATGTTGGTCCAGTCCATCACCAAAGAGGTGAGCGAAACGCCGTGGACCATCACCACCATCGACAACCGGACGGAACGCCGGAAGCGACAGTCCACGCATCCCGAATCCCGAACGCCGATCCAGAAAGAGTATCCCGACGCCACGGCCGAACGGATTGGCGACCTCCTCGAAGCGCCCAATCCCGACCACAATTGGAACGACTACATCGAAATGGCGCTTGCGGACCTGTTGGAAGTCGGATCGGCATCGACGGTCAAGGCGTTCCCACGACGGGCCTACGACGGCGCGGGGGAGGACGCTACGTTCACCGCCGATCCTGAGGCTATCGAACCCCGCGCGTTGATGCCGAGTGCGCCGGAGGTGTGGACCAAAGACTATCGGGGCAAGACCGGCCTCCTCGAAGGCTTCTGGCAGTTTGACCGCGAACGGGCACCGGGCACCGGGAGTTCGGAGGGCGGCACCACCGGCAGTCGGGGGTTCCGAACGCCGATCCACTTCGTCGAAGACGAGGTGATGTGGACCGATATGAGTCCCCGGACGAACCGCCGATACGGGATGCCCCCCACGCTGTTGGTACAAGACTTCCTCCAATCGCTCGACTTGGCAGTCACGCAGGAACAGCAGTATCTCTCTCGCGGGTCGATCCCGTCCGGGGCGTGGGTCTTCGAGCAATGGGACCGCGAGGAAGTCAAAGAGTGGAAGACCGAGAACGCCGAGAACCTGAAAGGCAAACCCCACAAGTCGCTCATGTTCGCCGGGCGCGGGGGCGACGTGCGCTTCGAACCCATGTCAATGAACTTCAAAGAGCTAGAGTTCACCGACCGGATGCAGTGGTACGCCCGCGTCATTTCGTCGGTGTTTCAGGTGCCGACCGCCGTCGTCGGCATCGAACCCGAACAGATCAACTACGCGACGTTCCAAGGCGAACGCGAGAACTTCGAGGAGAATACGCTTGGGCCGTACCTTCAGAAATTGGAGCGGTACATCAACGGCAGTCTGATTGATCCGCATTGGCCGAACGAATATCACTTCGAGTTCAAACCCGGCGTGTCTGAAAGCACTCGACAGATGATAGCCGACCGGGTGACGAGTGAGTGGAACGCGAACCTGATTACCCGCGACGAAGCGCGGCAGGAACTCGGGCGCGAACCCGCCGAACAGATAGACGACGTGGATAGCGAGGACGGATTCAAGACGGACCTCGTGAACGAACCCGCGCCGGAGGATGCCGGGGGCGCACTCGACAGTCTCGTGGCGTCGGAACTGTCGAAAGATAGCGAGGAAACAGAGAAACAGACCTTCGACGACTACCCCGAAGCGGCGAGTGAGAACGCTCAAATGGCACTCGACGCCCGCGACGACACGGACAACCCGAATGATTGCGGGACCGATACGGGATGGGCACGAGCAAACCAACTCGCTAACGGCGAAGCCATATCCCGCGAGACGGTCGGACGCATGGCCGCGTTTGATCGACACCGGCAGAACTCCGAAATGAGCGACGACGAAGGCCGCGCCGATTGCGGGTGGATGATGTGGAACGCGTGGGGTGGCGACGAAGGCGTTGACTGGGCGATTGACAAACTCGACGAACTCGAAGAACAGGCATCCTCGGCCGGTGATTCGGGAAACGCGAATGAGTCGGTACGGAAAGGCGAGTCGCTTCGGAACACCGACGAGTGGTATCAGTTCGACGTGCAACCCGAAATGGTCGACGACCTCCAAGCCGACATTGCCGACGACGTTCGAGAACTCTACGACGCGGTACTGTCTGACGACGAGATACTGGCCCTCATCGAGCGGTTGGCCGCAGACGATGAACAGGGCGGCGAGATGGAGAAATCCGCCAGCGCGCTTGCACGGCGCTTACGTGACGTGCTGTCGCAAACCCGTATCGCCGGGGATATTGCCGACGCCATTCGGACCCATACCGCTGACGCCGTGCGTGAGGCTTTAGACAACGCCGTCGAGTCGGTCGACGACCCGGACGCCGAGGCTGTGGACGTGGAGGCGGTGACGAGTCGCCTCGAAGATCGGGACGTGGCCTTTGCCGACCGCTTCGCGGACCAAATGGCCGACGAGATACGCGAGACGGTGGGCGACGGCTGGGCCGAAGGCAAGAACTCCCGAGAAATCGCCCAAGACATAGCCGAACAGGGCGACCTCAACGAAGGGTGGAATGGCGCGGAGCGCATAGCGAGGCAAGAGCTTCAGATTGCGACCGGCGAAGCGCGAAGCGAGGTGGCCGCCGATATGGGCAAGGTCGAAGTGTGGGAAACAGCGGGCGACGACCGGGTGCGGCAGGCCCATAGCGAAATGGATGGGTTGTGGAAGTACCCCGCCGACGCATGGCAGGTCGACTATTCGGATCGGGGGCGTGGCATCCAGAACGAATCCGTCCCCGGCGATTCGGAACCGGGCATCGGGTGCCGGTGCGTGACGTTGCTTCGGGACCGCGAGGATGTGGATAGCGAGAACTACGGCGGCGATAGTGGGCCATGACGCAAAGATTTACGTAGTAGGCATACGCATAATCAGACGTAATGGTGGAAGATATAGCGGACCGACTTCGAGAACTGGCGGACGAAATTGAAAGTGGGGACGAAGTAGCCAATGACCTGCCCGAATTTTGTGGGTATCAAATGGTGAAATGCGCCAATGTAAATGCCCACGGAGGCGAAGTGTATCAAGACACCGACGGAGAGGTGTGGATACATACCGAAAACGGTAGAGATACGCTTTGCTTGGGCGAGTTCGCTGATGAGTTCATCCAAGCGATTTCGGAGTTAGACGATGACTAACTGGGTCACAATCCGCGTCCCCGAGTCAGACCGCGACGAAGCGAAAGACGTGCGCCCCGATGATGCCACGCATGGGGACTGTCTCGTGGCCGGGGCGAAGGCGCTTGCCGGTCAAGATACTGAGTCGGTTGCTACGGAAGCAGACGCGCACGCTGTGGCAGAGGCAATCAAAGGTGAGATTAGCATGGCGAACGAACCCGGCGTCGAGATAGACGCCGAGCGGATCATCAACCGGATTGACGACCTCGAAACCGAACTGACGCGGCAACACGAGGGGTTGAAGCGATGAGTGACGAACAAGACATGATCCCGACGTTAGCGGACCTAACGAACTTTGAGTTAGACGCCGACCGTGGCCGTCGGTGGATCGTGTTGTTCCCGGGGGACTACGAACAATACGGCCGGGATGTGGACGGGAATATCGCAATCAAGGTTGACATCGACCAAGCCGGTGAGGTACTGTCGTTGGCGGCCCAAAGCATCGCGGCACTTGCTGGCGAGAACGCCGAGAGCGACGATGTGATCCGTGACCTCATTAACGAACTCGAAAAGGAATTAGACGAATGACCCAAGAACATCCAGAACGGCCACGCGACCCCGACTGTTTCGAGGCGTTCAAAGCGGGGTTCATGGCCTCGGCGGAGGGGTTCAACGGCGAGTATCAACGCGGCGACCCGGACCTTGAGGCGTGGCTTCGTGACCGATACGCCGAATGGAGGGCCGATAGTGACTGACTCATTTAGCGCCGACTGTCCGGTGTGTCAGCGCCGGATTGTCGTCACAGGCCTCACCGCATCCTGTGGGGAGTGTGGTGTCGCAACCTCGGCAAGCAAGGCGAAGGCAACGTGGTCAAATGTCGAACCACTAGATGAATGACTATCAACTGTTCGGTGGGACAGGGGATCATCACCTGCTATCTCTCACTCGCGGACGTGGCG